TAAAGAATCATATACCTTTTCCAATGCTTCATCATCTTCAAGCAACTTACTAGGTGCATCAAAGTCAGACTTGTCATAGTTACGATATCCTTCAACCTTACGAATCTTCAGTTTAAAATCAGCACCTTCCCAAAAATCGAATGGGTTGATTGGACTCTCATCTTCGAACTCAGGGTTCATTGACTCATTAATCTTATCCCAAATTTTCTTACCGAATTGATATAAGAATACTTTACCCTCATTAGCAGGATTGCCTGGATCTTTAACCACATAGATATTAGCAAAGTATTTTAATCTACGTTTTTGTTTTCTTGCTTGTTCCTTACCAGCATCAGTTCCATTGTTCCATAGAGTTGAGTTGTACTCACCTAGTGGATCTTTTTCACCGATAGATGTTAAAGAATTTTCGATATACCATCCACCTGGACCTTGGAAACCGTGGTCAAAGATTCTTACCCATGGTAAGTCTTCACCTGATGGCTCTGGTAGGAATCGAATAACAGCATAACCGTTACCCGACTTATCTACTTCTGGTTTCCACAGACGTTCATCTGCTCCACCCCAACCACCTGATTTGGTTTGTAGTTTTTCTGTTTCTTGGATTAGTTTTGAAAGAGAGGAACCTCTTGATTTTTTAAGACTAGCGAAATCGCCCATATTTGTATCTCCGTATTGTATTGTATTTTATTGTATTATTTTTGTTCACATTCAGATAGATTGCTCTATCCTTTTCATCATCTACACCTTTATTATACTCTCTTCTCACTCATAAGTAAAGTTTTCGAGCACAATTCTTTTATATTTTTTCTTATCCACTTGTAGTCTATTATGAAGGAAAGGTTTATATTTCCTCATCATATCCACAAAATCATTTAGTATATTATCTCTATATTTATACCACCCCTCAGAGTAGTTTACCAGATCGTCTAGTATAACCATTGTTTCTATACTGAGTTTACTTCTTGAGTATAGTCTGAATAGTATTGGGTGTTTATTATCAACCATCTTAAACACGTTGTTGAAGTTTTCTTCATACTCATTAATCACACCAACATCTTCTTTAAATGTGTACGACATTGACTCAATTACTTTCTGCCACTTCTTATAGTTTACTTGATTGTTCTCTTGCATTAGGTTGCCAATCCAAGAGTCGCTATTACGGGTGATGTTTGCTACGATGTAGTCAATGAATTCTTCATGCTTAAACTTCTTACTTGCTTTCTCAAAGAAGTATTTGTCTTTACGAACTTCATATGAGGTTGGACTTGCTTTTACTTTACCATTATACTTAAAGAAGTCATAATTCTTATTAGTGAAGTGTTGCTTAATAGCAAGATAGGTTCTGTATGTATCAAATCCATTCATGGTCAAATTCATATAGGTAATGTTCTCATTAATTTGATATATTCTTTATGCCCTATCTCATCTATATCATTATCTTCTACTATCATCATATTAGTAACATCGGCAATTTCTTTTTTAATTTCATCGTTTAACGATTCGAATTCTTTCTCGATTGAATCAATATCAAATAATAGCAAACCATCAAGAATCATTATATAATTATTAGAATCAAATAATTTATATTGTGATAAATTAGAAAAATCGTCCGATATTGGCAGTTTATTCTTCCAAATTTCCAAATTATGTTTTAAGGTTTCAGGCAACTCAACCTTTGACATATCTTTCCAGAATTTAGTATTACATTTATTCGTAACATAATGTAATGCAATAAAGTCCCTAGTATTTTCCATAATATCATTAAACGATTTATTATACATCTCGATTGATTTTTCGTTATAATTAGTTATTCTGTGCATTAATAAAAACGATTGTTGTATAGTAGTGCCGATAGAACTTGCTTCTAAAGGTTCTACAAAGGCACTACTCAAGCCAACAGCAACACAATTATTAATCCATGCACGATCTACTGCGCCTGGGTCAAATTTGAATTTCTTACCAAAGTCTATTTCTTTATTGAAATAATTTTCAACTTCTTTCTTTGCTTGTTCTTCAGTAATATAATTGTCGTCAAATATATACCCATTACCATATCTATCTTGCACTGGAATTCTAAATAACCACCCAGCATCCATTGTTTTTGATAACGTCCAAAGGTTATACTCATCTTCCTCATCAGTTTGAAACGTTATAGCAGAATTCATTTTAAGGTATTCCCCATAAGAATTCCAATTAACACCCATCTCACCAATTAATACTTTTCTAAACCCAGTAGCATCAATATAAAAATCATAATCATAATTAGAATATTCTCCTACTAGCATCTCTATGTCTCCATTATCTGATATAATAACATTTTTTATTTTATCATCATAAAAACCTATTCCCATCTTCTTAGAAAAATTTATTAAAAAATCATTAAGTTTTCTACTATCAAAATGATATTGCTCAAATTGTTGCTTTTCTTGAGTCAAATACCATTTGTCTAATTTATTGTCCCATAAATACTCACTCGTCATGGGATATCTTTCTATGATTTGTTTTGCTAAAATTGGTTGGTACTGCCCTAATGGTTTAAGATATTTGTTGGTGACTGAGTGGAGGTAATCGTTATCACCCCACCCTTCAAACATTATCCCAGATTTAAATGTAGATCCACAATGTTTGATTAAATCAATAGGGAGTATTCCAACAAATCTCATATACTCACTAAAATGTTCTGTTGATCCTTCCCCGACTCCGACTATATCTATTGATTTTGAAGATATAACATCAACCTGAATGCCTAACCTCTTCTTCAAAATCGTTGCTGTTATTAGTCCAGCATTACCACTACCAACAACTAAAATTCTTTTCATCATATAGGAAGTCTCGCAGACTTTTCTAAGTAGTTTAGGTCTTGTGCTTCAACTTTAATTTTCTCTTTGATTAGAGGACATAACAGTTTTGCTGTATCTTCAATTTCAAATTCATTCTCCTCACACCACCATACGACTGCATCCATATATGATATTCGTTTTGCTATTACAAGTTTCTCGACCATGTGTGAAAACTTTTCTCTATTTAATACTTCAATCATTTATGTCCTTTTAGTGGTTCGTATATTATATTATACTATAAAAGTGATTGAAAGTAAAGTTAGAACGGCATAAAACTTCTTGCCATACCTTGAGGTGAGAACTTGTTTGACATATTTCCAACAGCACCATTCATATAATCAATTTGCTGAGTTAGTTGATGAATATGTTTCTCCATTGCTAGAGTTGTATTATTCATCGTGGTCATATCTCGATTGATAGATTCCATTGAATAAGTCATTTGATTCATATTCTGTCTGATTGAATGTAAATCATCAGAACCTTGTTTGAAAGATTCAGACCAAGATTCCATATGAGAACCAACTACTAATCCAGCATATACAATAACGGATGTTACTGCTAACTGGGATATTGCTGTGATGGTAGAACACCATTTAGAATGACACGTCATATAGTACCTTGATGTTAGATACTATATTTAGGTATTATTTAAACACAACCAGTCGGTTGAGGAAGTCCACCATATTTAGTAATAGGTTTCAATGGACCAGTCAACCATTCTTTGAATAGTTTACCTTTATCAATTCCTACATACTTAGCAAAAGTTCTAATTGGAGGAACACTTGAATTCTCATCGAAGTATTCTCTTGCCTTTTCAATTTGCATCACTTGAGATTCACTCAATGTAATATCATCTTCCTTTGCCATCTCGTGCATCACATCAAGTGACCATGTTGTTGGGTCAACTAAGTAACCATTTCCTGTTCTATCTAAGTTCATTTAATTCCTCTTGAGATTTAAGACCCTTTTTATAGTCTTGTGTCAGTCGCACACTTTCTTTACCAGTTCTACTATTCATAGGGTTGGTCATATTTCTTGTTACTTCTGAATTACCACAAAAGGGTGGGCGATTACCCTTTGTTATTCCATTACTCATGTTTGTACTCCTTATGGTATAGTTTAGTTTCTAAGCGATATGCTTCTTCTTCATCAGCGTACCCATTGTTTTGGTATTGATAGCAGTGTACCATTTCATGGCATAATGCTATTCCTTTATTTTTTAACTT